ACCTGCCCAGTTACCTTGCCCTTCATGAACTTCAACAACCTCGTATTCCTCAGTAATAAACTCTTTTCTTTTTAGCAGGTTTTTAGTTCTTTTACCCTCATAAGCAGTATCCTGTCTGATCATCTGCCCTTCATAACCCTCAGATGTAAACTTTCCATATAAGTCATCAATCTCTTCAGGAGTACCTGCCCAATATGTATCAACAAGTACAACACTAACACCCACTGGTAAAAACATTTTTAAGAATTCATATCTTTCAATAAATTTCATATCTGGGTTATTAACGTCAAAACAGTCGTATACATGATACTGCACCATTTCCTTGCTTTCAGCCAGTTCAGCTTCTCCCAAGTTTACAGTTTTCCTAACCAGGCTGGTAATCTTCTGGAAGTCTGATTTTAGTTCGTGATTGTAAAGCTCTCCGTCAAGTGTAATACCTGGAAATGACTCACAAAACTTTTCAAGTGCCTCTGCAATATGAGGTACTGCCACAATCTCTTTAAACTGTCTGCTAAACAATCCTTTACTACTAGCAATACATCTGATACCATCTAACTTGGGTTGTGTATAGCCACTTGTTACTGGAGTTTTTGTAAAATCATGTGCTAACATTGGCTTAAAAGCAGTGAACGTATCAATCTTTGTTACGTCTTCAAAAAAGTCTTTTTCAACATTTTTAGTCCACTGTGCTTGTGCTTCGAACTCTGCCTGTGTTTTAGCAGTAGTAGCATTGCTACGTCCTACATTTTTCGCTTCAGTATAATTCCATTCTGAAGTAACTTTTTTACCATCTGTCAGACCTGAAATTGTTCTGATGCCAGCAATATCATCAGAGTCCCAACCAACTTGAATAATCCAGGATCTAATTTTACCCTTGGTATCTCTTTTAAACAATTCAGTTAATGATTTTATATTTTGCATTTAAACTCCTGTCTTTAAATATACCTATAATATAAAGTAAAACGTCTTACTTGTCAACAACTTTTTTCATTAAAGTGCCGTTTAATTTTCAATAGATTTGTACATAAATAGTACTTGAGAGAGACTTAGACAGAGGAGATGCGCCAGTGGACATTTTTAAATTGATAGCCGAAGTAGGCTTTCCTATCGCTGGCGCATTGGCCGCTGGATTTTTTGTTTTTACTACACTAAAGTATATCTTAGATAGTGTAAGTGGAAGCGTAAAAGGTTTAAATGGCATAATTAGTGCTTTGGACAACCGTGTACAGACAATGAATCATGATGTTGTTAGAATTGACACATTGATGAGTAACGCATTGGGTATACGTCCAGATATAGATCGAATTGCACGAGCTGATGGGAAGAACGATGCAAGGAGAGACTAATTATGACTTACAAAGTTTTAAGACTTAACGACAACGTACTCGTATACGATGTAGACACCCCCGACGATAAAATGGAATTCATGGACAACATTAATGCTCGTCCTGGCGACACATTCCGTTTCACATACAATGGCTGGTTAGAATACTTGGGAAATGAGTTTGACCAGATCATAGATTCAAGCAAACAAGATACTGAAGCGAACGAATTGTTAAAAACATTACGGGAGTCTTCCTCATGATATGGTTAGATTACACAGTACACAGTGGCCCAAATTGTTTCACAGTGCAGGGAGACTGGCCTGGCGAAGTTATGGGCTTTGATAAAGATGGAAATCCAGGGAATAAAACAATGCCTTTATATCAACCCGGTGATGTTTTTGTAGTGGATCAACAAGGTTGGTTGCGTAAACAAAAAATGCAATCAGGCGATGTATTAATGGTAAATAACGATGGACAACTTATTAAGGTAGCCGCACAAACATTAGAGGAGAGTTAAATGGGAAAAGGAAAAAGATCCAGCGGAAAAAATTACGTTAGTAAAGGTATTGTTGGAACTACTAAAAGTAGAAGCAAACAAGATCCAGACTATCCGGCTCTTAGAATGATGAATCAGCTTAAAGCATATCAGGCTGGTAAAAATGTAGTTCTTACTATACCTAACCCAAACCCAAATGAAACCAACAAACGTTTCATTAAAGTAAATGCACGTGATGTGTGGAAAAGTGTGAGAAGATAATGGAAGATGTTGCTAACTTAATCAATCAGTATGGCTTTCCAATTGTTGCGGCAGTTGGCATGGGTTACTTTATATACTATGTATGGAAATGGGTAACAACAGAAATCAAGCCTGTATTAAGTCAAGCAAACGGCACACTTATTGGTTTAATTGATCGTATTCGCATGTTGGATAACGATTTAATTAGATTAAATCAAAAATTAACAGTAACACTACAACTGCGTGAACAGGAGTTAGAAGAACTACGTGCTAAAAATAAAAAATTAGCACAAAAATTAGAAAACCAAACAGGAAACGATGATGAAAACCAAAAATAGATTTGGGCATAAAGCATCCGACGAATGGATTGCTAATCAGGCTATATGGCACGACCGAGATATGATATTCAGTGCAATTGCTGGTGGAGTTCTCGGCTTATTAATAGGACTAATTTTTTAATGTTACTGATGTTTCTTTTTACAATTAAACACTGCATTGCAGATATTTTTTTGCAAACTTATCACAAACACGTAGACAAATCAAAATATTTTGGCACTGGTCACAGGCACTATGCAGAACATGGTGCTTGTACCTTTATACTATTATTGTTTTTTACTAATCCAATTATGGCATTGGCACTTGGATTTTTAGATTATGTAATACACTGGCACATTGACTGGGCAAAGACTACATTTTGCAAGAACTTTGAAATACAACGTAATACTCCAACTTTCTGGAGAATACATACGTTAGACCAAATAGCACACTTTTCAACTTATTTTTATATTACTTGCTTGTTGCAATAAACACACCGTTCCAGTTATCTGGTAACTTTTGTGTTTTCATATATTCACAACGTTCAATCCACATGTCGTAATACTTGTCCATTTGACCGTCAAAGCATCCTTTTAATATTTTACATTTGTTGATTGCCGCATTAAACTGTTTTTCTTTGTACATTTGATGCATTAAATTGTGTATTTCCTGATGTTGTCGATACTCTGGCATACATATACCATGTTTATCCAATACTGTGTAAATGCTGAGTCCTACACTTTTACCTTTAACTTGCAAATCATCTATTTTAAGATAAAAGAAATCATCTTTTGTTTCAGCGTATGTTGCTTCACCCACCAACAATAAACATCCATATTCTTTACATTTACTTTCTACTCTTGCGGCGGTGCTGACAGCGTCTCCAAGAACATCATATGAATGTCTTTTTGTACTTCCCATCTCACCCACGTAACCAAGGCCAGTATTAATACCAGCACCCATACCAACCGGCGGGCGACCTTCTGGAATGATAACTTCTTCATTAAACTTCTCCACTGCTTTGAGCATGTCTAAACCACACTGTACGGCTGTACGTGCATGATTCTCATCATCAATTGGAGCATTATGTATGTGCATACTGGCATCTCCAATATATTTGATTATCATACCATTACTGTCTAGAACTGGCTGTGTAATTGCATCCATATAACCATTCATTATACGTGTTAGTCCTGCTACATCATCACCAAAACTTTCACCCAGTGGGGTAAATCCACGCAAATCACTAAACACAATACTAACTTCACGTTTGCTGCCTTTTTTAATTAGGTCTCTATTTGTTTGTAAAATTTTAACCACTGTTGGACTGGCGTATCCTTCAAATTGTTTTTTAATTTCCTGCTTTTGTAGGAACTCATCTACAAACTTAATAATGTATCTGACTAAACCAACTATTACTAAAAATACTGCTGGTATGAATCCGTCTACTAACAAATTTTGTGTTTGAAATAGATAATAACTTACATAAACAAATGAACCAGTTACTGATACAAAAAACGCCAATCCAAAAAATGTCCATCGTGCCAGTACAATCGTTGCAATACCTGCAACGATTAGTGCAACGATTTCTCCCCAGGCTTCAGCATCTGGATGTCTACTAATATTACTTTCGTTAAACACTGTGCCCAACATAACTGCCTGCATTTCATGTGGAAACACACTACCGAATGCTGTTGCAATAGGTTGTGTTGTTCCTGCGGCTGTTGGTCCTACAAACACAATACCACCTGCAAAATCTTCTGGTAAATCCAATACACTGTGGCTTGTATAACGCTGACTCCAGTCTAACCAAATTTGTCCCAGACTGTCCGTTTGTAAAAAACCATATTGTGGGATACGTAACTTGTCGATGCCCAGTGGATTTAATTTTATTTGGAAACTAGGGTCACCTGCTAGTACACGTAGAATCTCCATTGTCACGTTAGGATAGAGCGTGTCGTTGTTGTTTAGCACCAGTGGCACCCTGCGTGTTACGCCGTCTATTTCTGGAAAACTATTGATAATTCCACTACCAACAGCATTGTTTTCAATAACAGGAATATTTGCAATTATTCCTGGTACACTGGGTATTAGATAACTAAAGTCTGGATTAATAACTGCTGCTCCAGGATTAATTGGCTCGTTTTTACCTTTTTCAGCACCCAACATTGTTACAATAACAGGATAGTTTTGCATTGTAGCGGCTAGTTCTAAATCCTGTCCACTGCGATCCTTTTCACTCATGAGTACATTAAAAACAACAAGCCCGGCGTTACGTGCATATAAATCCTCAATTAGTTTTGCATAATCGCCACGTGGAAATGGCCATTGTCCATATTGATTAATAGTTGCTTCATCTATGTTTACAGTATAAATGGTATTGAGTACAGGCTCTTGATTAACTATAAGTTGGTCAAAATATCTTAGTCTAATGCTTTCTACAAAACTAAAATTACTGTAGTAAGTCCAACTTAATAGTATGAGTATCAATACACTCCAGACTGGAGTTAATAAAAAACGTTTCATTGCACGGTTCCTTGTGGCCATCTTCTTACACTGATAGCACGGCGTGGATTATATAAACTGTATTTAACACTTTTATCTTGGTTACCTCCCAGTATCATCCAATAACCTTCCTGTGTAGTCATAACGTAAAAGCCCACATGACCTTGCCAGCCTTGTGTTCCTCTGGGGAATACAACTATATCTCCACGTTGTATATCTTCTTTAGCAACAGGCAGCCCCCATTGTAGGAACCCCCTTGCTGTAAGTGGATGTGGATGATTGATATCATTTAAACTTGGTATGTTATCAATTTCCAATATAGCATTTACAAATGCTGCACACCACTCAGTACGAACAGGATCTACACCGACAAGTTCACGAATCTCACTCCTGTGTTGTCGTTCTTGTAATCCTAAATATTCTGATGCT